CCATCCGCGTATTCCTAGACGGGGCTAAGACATTAGAGACGAAGAGCGCCGAGCTGTTGAACAACAGGGCTTTGCCATATATTCAGGAGTGTAAGGATAAGGATGCCGCCATCATCTATCTGCACACGATAGACAACCCCTTCTCGGGCTACGACCGCGTGGCCAAGGAGGCGCTAGCCAAGGGGGATGAGGCGTGGATTCTGTGCCGGCTCTACGGCGTTCCCACCAAGAGCATTTCCAGCAAGTTCCCATCATTCTCTCGTGAGGTGAACGTGGTAAAGCACGAAACCATTCCAACAGAAAATGTTACGCGATACATGGTGCTGGACCCAGCGGGCAGAAAGAAGTGGTTTATGTGCTGGATTGCCGTAGACGCTACGGATACGTGGTGGATTTATCGGGAGTGGCCCGACGCATCTCACGGCGATTGGGCTGAATGGCGTGGCGGAAAATGGGCGCCAGGAGAGGGCGCAAAACGAGATGGGAACATTGAGGGCATCGCCCAATACGTTGACTTGATAATGCAGGTGGAGAGCGAGGACAGGGAGGAAATCATGGAGCGCCTGATAGATCCACGGCTAGGGGCTGCTAAGTATCAAGCGGCTACGGGGGTGAGCTGCATAATCGAGGATTTGGCCGACGCGGGCCTTCCGTTTGTCCCGGCTCCCGGCTCGGACATTGAGGATGGCCTGCAAGCCTTACAGAACAAGATGGCCTACAACCGGAAGATGCCGCTAGACGGAAGCAACAGGCCGCGCTTTTACATCTCAGATCGCTGTGAAAACATCATCCGTTCTATTCAGGAATACACGGGAGATGGCGGAAAGGACGAGGCGTGGAAAGATCCGCTGGATTGCGTGCGCTATGCTGCTATTGCCGACATTCGATATGTGGACCCCCAATGGCTTGGGGCCATGAAACAATCGGGAGGAAGCTACTAACATGAATAAGAAAGAAATGAAATGTAACGTTCCGCGCCGAGACTTAAAGGGCGGAAAGAAGTCTGTTGTTAAAGCCTGCGCCAATGGCGTAGAGCGAATTGTCCGGTTTGGAGATGCCAATATGAGCATCAAGAAGAACACGCCAGCCCGAAAGAAAAGCTACTGTGCCCGGTCCGCTGGCATTAGGGGCGGTGAGGGTAAACTGTCTGCAAACTACTGGTCAAGAAGGGCTTGGGATTGCTAAGTATGAGAATAACCCCCAAGTTGTTAATATGACTGAACAAGAATTAAAAGTAAAAGAGTGCGAACTCAATCTATTGGAGCAGAAGGCAAGGGTGCGTAATGCACAGAGGGAATCAGAAGCGAAATACGCCGAGGCCAAGTTTGAGCTTGAGAAAGAGCGCATCGCCCTTGAGCGAGAAGAAGCACGGCTTCAACGTGCGTTACCAGAACTGGCTAATCCTTTTGAATCTGGTAAAAATGAAAATTAAATGCACGGCATTAGCCGAGGAAATGGGGATGGAAATTGATCAGTTGTTGTTAAGGGCGGCTCGTGTCTTGCAGCCAATTCACAGCAAAGGGAAGGGTAAGAATACATGGTTTACGGAGGATGGGGCAGACATTATTCGTCAAAGCGAAGAGGCACCGCTCACCGTAGCTCACCGCTATGAAGCCTTTGGGATTAAGGCAGCACCCAACCCCCGTTGGTTGTGGTGCACGATTGACACGTTTAAGGGCAAGATTCCCGTTGCCATTCCACGCAAGATGCAGAACCGGCTGGTTGGCAAATACTTCATGGTAGAAGCGATTAAAGACAACAAGGGAACAACCTTTAGACATGAAAACCCCTCGCGCTGACATCACCACCAATCCTAGGTGGATTGCCGAGCAAACCGACAGGCTCCTAGCATGGGAGCTACTTCAGCTTTATTGTGGATGTGGTAGCAACGAGTTGCGTTATCATGCTCTCACTGACAAGCTGGCAATGCCCGTGTCATTCTGGCATGGTATGATTCGCCAGATAAAGCGCCGCCATTCTAATGCAAAAAACTGACGAAGAGAAAGCCCTTACGTTTTACAACGAAAATGGTCCAGATGTTGTTGCCCTGAAGAATGCGTATGACAACACGGTTACGGAGCTTTCTGAGTATTTCAGCCAATGTAGCCGCTCCTACGACGAACGGCGCAACTACTGGCCGGGAAAGACGGAAGACCTTAGAAAGCATGGCGCAGCGTCCTTTCCATGGGAAGGGGCATCGGACACCGAGGTTCATGTAATCAACGAGCGGATTAACGCCTACGTTGCTTTGTGCCTTACGTCGCTCAACCGCGCCAACATCCGCGCCTATCCCGTAGAGGTGGGCGATATGGCACAGGCCAAGGTGACTTCTAGCTTCCTAAAGTGGATGATTGCCTCCTACATCCCCCGATTTAAGCAGGAGATGGAGCTTGCGTCCAACTACCTCTTTGAGCGTGGGTTGATGATCACCTACGTTGGCTGGGACCGCGAGAAGAACAAGTATCTCCAGAAGTTTTCACTTGAGGACATTGCAGCCAGCAACCCCCGCCTTGCCTCCGTCATCCTAGACGGCAGCGACGACGCAGGGGTGATTGCCATGCTTAAGTCGGTGTTTCCCGACCTCAAGGACAAGCGGGCAAAGAAGGCCATCAACCAGCTTCGATCTAAGGGCACCTGCGAGCTTACGGTGAGTCGCCGCGACATTGACCGTCCGTGCGTTAAAACCTGCGCCCCAGACGGCGATGTGCTGTTTCCGCCGTATTGCATGGACCCGCAGCGCGCCCCCTACGTCTTCTACAAGACGCGGATGACGGTGCAAGAGATTCTCAACAAAGTAGAAGTGTCCGATTGGAACCGCGAATGGGCGGACTACTGCGTTGAGCACTTTAGGGGGCAAAGCACGGATATTGTTAGTGGCAATCCCGCAGAACAAGCCACGCGATCCAGCGTTGCCGAATGGCAGAATGACGAGCTAATTGACGTTCTTTACGTCTATCAACGGCTTGTTGATCAAGAAGATGGGAGTCAGGGAATCTACCAAACGGTGATGTCTCCCCTGTTCACGGGCAAGGGCGATGTGCCGGGATATGCCAAGTTTGAGCTTCTAAACGGCTACGAGGACTACCCCTTCATCGTCACTCGGCTGTCCGAGGACAACAAGCGGCTGTATGACCTTCAGACCGTGCCGGAGCTTCTACGGGGCATCCAATGGGGCGTAAAGGTGGAGCGGGATAGCCGCACCGACCGTAATAGCATGGCTACCATGCCTCCGCTTATGCACCCAATTGGCAAGCCACCGCCAGATTGGGGTCCAGGGAAGAAGATTGGCCGTATGCGCCAAGGCGACTACGAGTGGGGGCCAACCCCGGCCTACAACCCCGGCAGCGTGGAAATGGAGCAATCCCTCCTTGCCAGCGCAGATAAGCTTATGGGGCTTGATTTTAACAATCCCCTTTCCGCTTCTCGCCGCCAGTATTTTGTAGATAAGTTCTTGGCGCACGTTCAGGGGGTGATTAAGGCCGCTTACAACGCTTTCCAGCGGTTTGGGCCGGATCAGCTCTACTTCCGCGTTACGGGCGTGCCGGACGCCCAAACCTACAGCAAGGGCGATCCAGATGCGGATGTGGACATTGCCATCTCATTTGACGTTCAAAACACGGACCCAGAAACAGGTGAGAAGCAGATTGAGCAGCTTTTGGCTTTGGTGCCTTACGACCGCAGTGGCCGCATTAACCTCGATAGTGCCATTGAATTTGCTGCTAATGCCATCAATCCAATGCTGGCAGACGCCATCCTTCAACCCGTAGAGGCCGCGCAAGAAAAGATGGTGAAGGACGTTACGGACGATCTTACTAAGATATTCTCTGGTATTGAGGTGGGCGCACGGCCTAACGGGGCAACATCGGCCCTAGACATCATCAAGCAATACGCCGCGCAGCCTGACATTACGCAGCGGTTGCAGCAGGATGAGGCATTCCGTACCCGCCTAGAGAAGTATTCTGCACAGTATTCCTTTGCCATCCAACAGCAGCAGAATGCTGAGATTGGCAAAATTGGCACTGCTCCAGCAAACATGGGCAACGTTGCTACTCAACAGGCTAACACCGTAAACTACTAGAAAGCCTAATGAATCAGGACGAGAAGGACTTAGACCATCTTGGGCATATTGAGGCGTTTCAACGCTTTATGTCCCAAGTGTATGTTTCCCGCGAGACCTCTATCGGAGACTTGCGGGGTGCTTCTACCGACCAGGTGCAGCAGATTGCCGGCAGGATTCAGGCTTACGATGACATCCTTCGCTACGGCGATTGGGAGAACATCCGTAGGCGGATGAAGTAGGCGGGCGGTTCGTTAATCCGCTACCCTGAAAAGGGCCATCGACACGGGTACGATTTCTACGTGCTGCCGACTACTGGGGCGAATTCTTGCCGCAATATAAGGTTTGTCAAGCATATGCCTTATAATGCGCCCATCGTAGTCGCCATGACGTTAAGTTGGCGGAATAAATATGTCTGAACCAAAATCGGGGTCCACCGCTACGGCCCAAGAAAAAGTAGTGAAAACAGATAATATGTCTGAGGGTGATTTCATCCAACGACGACTCGCCGGTAAGGGTACTGCGAAAGCAGAATCTGAGGCCGAAAAGCAGAAGGAGGCTGAACCCAAGGAAAAGGCTGAAAAGCCAAAAACCAAGGATGATGCGCCGGAAGCTAGTGAACAGGACGTTCTTTCAAAAGCTAAGTCTGGAAACTTAGACGAACTTTCGGAAGATGAGCTTAGTCAACTGGCTAAGTCCATCGGAAGCAAGGCGGTAGCTCGCTACGGTGAGCTAACGGCAAAGCGAAAAGCTGCTGAGGAGCGAGTGCGCTTCTTGGAGGGCGAGCTTGCCCGTCGAAGTGATACCACTGCTAAAGCGGTAGAAGAGGTGAAGGACAACCCATTTGCGTCCATCAAGGATGCGGCTGGGCTCTCCGAAAAGGCCAAAGAGATCAAGGAAGTGATCGAGTTTGCAGAAATGCGGCTTGACGATTCCTCCGACATTGGCCCCGACGACATCGCTGCAACGGTGGATGGCAAGGAATATACCAAGCGTCAGCTACGAGAGACGTTACGCCGCGCTCGCAAAGCTCGTGATGAGTATTTGCCGGACCTGGAACGACGTATTTCGGTTGTGGAAAACAGCAAGAAATTGCGGGTTTCCCTAGACGAGCAGACGCGAAAGGAAATTCCTTGGCTGGAAGATGTTAACGACGAAAGGAAGAAGCAATATGATGCCATCATTGCCGACCCGCGACTCAAGAAACTTGAGGAGTTCGCGCCCGACATTGCTGCTCAGTTGCCCTATTTTTTCGCCCACGCCTCTAACAGCATATATGGACGAAAGGAAATTACCCTATCGGAAACGACGCCGGGTAAGAAACCTAGTTCACGGCCACCTGAAAATCCTGAGTCTGGTGCGGCTGCAAGCCGTAAGCCGGAAAGCATCCAAACCAAGCAGATAGGGGACTTAGAGTCCAAGTTCAAAGCGAGTGGTGATAAGAACGATTGGCTCAAACTCCGCACAGCACAAATCTCAAAACGTAAAGCTCTTTAACTCCGCCTAACATGGCTTTTTCAAACACCTACGACACCACCAACCCCGGCTCTGGGGTTAGCAACCGCGAGGATCTCCTCGACGTTATTACGACTCTTGCTCCGCAAGATACGCCTATCCTTTCGATGGCCCCGAAGCGTAAAGCTACGGCGACCTTCCACGAATGGACCGTTGACAGCCTCTCTGCTGTCTCGACCACAGGCGTCTCTGAAGGCGCGGATGTCACTGCGTTCACCGACAAATTCTCGGGCCGGGCGCGTTTGGGCAATTATGTCCAGAAGCTCCGCCGTTCGTTCATGGTGAGCGACTTGCAGCAGGCCGTTGATAGCGTTGGCCCAGCCAAGATTGCCGCCGCCGAAATGAAGGCCGTCAAGGAACTCAAGCGCGACATCGAAGCGACCATCTGCTCTACCAATGACCGCGCTGCGGAAAATGGTGGTGGCACGTCGTATGCAATGCGTGGTTTGGGCGACTGGATTGATAGCGGCGGGCCTTCGGATGTTCCGGCGGCGTTCCGTACTCCTGCTGGCAGCATTCATGCTTCTGGCGCGTTTACCGAAACCGTTCTTAATAGCCTGATTACCTCGATTTATCGGGTTAATGGCATGGCGAATGAGCTGACGCTGGTGGCTGACACCGCGCTTCGGGCCGTCATTGCTGACTTCGCCCGCACCTCTGGCTCCACCAACACGGTGTATCGCCAGATCCAGCAGAGCGCGGACACGGCAACCATTAAGCTGACGGTGGACTTCTACGAGTCCGACAACGGCATTGTGTCCATCGTGAACATGAATCCTGATTGCGCTCCTGATACGACCAATAAGGACACGGGTTACATCCTCAACCCCGATTACATGGGCGTTGCGGACCTGATCCCACTTGGTAGTTCCCGCGTTCCAAATCTGGGTGGCGGCGACCGTGGCTTTGTGGACTACACTGGCACGCTTGAAATGCTCCATCCTGGCGCTCATGGCAAGATCACCGTCCTCGCTTAACCCCTAAATAATCACTAACATGGCTAAACTTAGCATTAATGAATCCGCCAATTCTTTTTGGACGGATGTTGTCATCGTTGACTTCAACGATTTAATCGCCATCGGCAACGGTGGTCAGCGTACGATTGCGGCTATTCCTCCAAATGGCGCATTGGAAGCCTCGTGCGTCTGGAAGATTACGGCTGCGGCGGGCTCTACTTCGGTGGTGCTTGACGTTGGCACTACGGCTGCGGACCCAGATGAGTTCATCGACGCGCTGGATGCGGACGGTATGACTACCCCTGTGTTTAACACGGGTGATTTGTTTACCACGTTGTTCAGCAAGTTTGTTGGCAGCTCCGTTGCTGGTGCGCCCGTGTTGCTTGAGGTGAACGATGCGGCTCTTTCCTCGTTGACCGCTGGCAAATGGGGCATTGGTCTCCGAATCATCAACCTCTCGCAGTACAACGACTAAGTTGTAAGCAAGTAGGATAGAATCGTGGGGCATAGGGCTTCGGCCTTGTGCCCCTTTTCTATGCAAATTATTGTTCCGCCCAAGAGGTTTAGTGTTGGCGACCGCTGGAAGGCGATTGAGCGCGAGTTTCGCACAGGGGTTGAGCTAAAGAAGGCAACAGAGGCCAAACGCGAGGCTGTAGCCCGTCAGTCAGCACATGAGATGCGGGGGGCTGGCAAAGTGGCTGGATTGGGCAGGAATGTGGGTGTAATGCCCGATTGGGAGTTCTTCCGCCTTGTCCAGAAGTATGGGCACAAGGAAGTGCATTCCCGTGAGTTCTTAAAGTATTTCCAGAAGACCAACCCTGATTTGGCTGTTCATAAGCTCTAATGCAAAGCGAAACATACGCCAACATCCTAATTAGGATTCGCGCCCTAGCTGGTGTTGACGCTTTCACAACCAGTGAATTAACACTGATTAACAGCTTAATCAACCGGCGTGGCTACCAAGCCTACCGGGAGAGCGATACATGGGGGCGTTTCATTGTGGCGGCAGAAGCCCGTCCCGGTCCCCTAAACATCATTCCGTTTGCCTATACGGCTAATGACGGTAATCGCAGCATATCCGCCGCCACCCGCAGTGGAACTACGGTGACAGTGACGCTGACTGCGGACATTGATGGCGACTTTGTTACTGGCCAATACCTTACAATGGCTGGCATGACGGGGACAGTGGAGCCGGATGGCAGCTATCAGGTGACGGTGAGCGATGACGCGGAGTTCACATACGAACTCACCACCACCAACACGGCCACAGAAACATACTCCCTTATCGCGGCAACGGCGCAACCTGACGACATTTCAGAGGTGGACACATTCATCCGCGTGTTCAACGCCTTCCCCTACAACCTTATAGGTAGTGGTGAATATACGTTCTACGTCCAAAGCGATGGTTGTCACGTTGTTTCCAATTACACGGAAGCTCCCGGCTTCTATGTGTCTTACAAGAAGCAATGGGACGGACCATACGACGCCACCACCAACACCGACATCCCCCTGGAGTTCTTTAACTACATGGCTCACGCCACATATGCAGACTTCCTGCGTATGGATGGGCAGGTGGACAAAGCCTTGGTTGAGGAACAGGTGGCCAAGGAATACCTGGCGCTAGAGCTTATGAGGCCACAGAATCAGGCAAATGGGCAAATTCTGTCTCGTTTTCAATCTCACGGCAGTCGTCAAAGTCGTTAACCAAATAGTGTAAAATCACGTTTAATATGGGCCAAGCCACCGTAAATCTCCAAAACCTCGGGCGTCTCGTAAGCGTTAGCAACGCGCTGCCGGTGGTTCTTTCCTCCCCAACGTCAACGGCTACGGAGGGAGCGGTGTCTACCGTTTCCTTTGTTCGGACCGCTGACATTGTTGCCTACGCTGCTAACGATGTCATTGGCATTAATGCAGCTGGCGTAGCTGGTAGTGCAATTCATACTTTTGCGTTGGCAGGGCCAGCGGGTGGTAATGTGATTGTTACTGGTTACGATTTGACGATTGATGCAACGGCTATTCCTGCCGGAATGACCACTTTCCGCCTTCATATTTACGATGCAAGCCCAACGGCTATTCTTGACAATGCGGCCTTTAACTTGGTGACGGCAGACCAGCTTAAGCATCTTGCTGTCTTAGACAATGTAACGATGGTTGATTATGGAAGTTCCCTGTTTGGGATTAATGCTAACATTGGTCATCAAGTGAAGTTGGCTTCCGGCGTTACCTCTTTGTTTGGTCAACTTGTTACCAATGCGGCATTTACCCCGGCTAGTGCGACTGCGTTTCAAATCCGCCTTCGTACCCGTGCGGTATAATGGCCCTTACAGACATACTGTTTAATGCAGCCGGTGGTGGGGTGTTTGGGTCCATCCTGCATCTTGGCACCGGAATCTTTGAGGCTTGGCGCAAGAAGAAGGACGCTGAAGTGGAAATCATGCTCATGCGGGCTAAGACAGAATCCGCTGAAAAGGCGGCGGCTTGGGATGCTTTCGCTAAGTCTCAGGAGTCGCAAGCTGCGTTTACTGTGCCTTCCGGCGTTGTTCCTTGGGTGGTTTCTGTCTTTACCCTTGTGGAGGCGTTCCGCAGCTTCACCCGCCCCGGCCTCACTTGGGCACTCCTTTGTGTCTTAATCTACGTGTTTTCCGTGTCGCCAGAAGCGGCTAGGCAAACAATGTTGGGCGAAATAACTTTTGGGGCTTTTACCGCGCTTTTCTGGTGGTATGGAAGCCGTTACTCAGCAAAGCGATGATCAAAGAACATCCAATTACTATTTCAACCATTGGAGCAATCTCGGGATGGTTT